AGCTAAACACACACCTGAAACTAATCCAACATAACCTGTTCCTACTACTGTTATATTCATTTTTTATAGTAATTGTATATTCTTGTTAAACCTTCTTCTAAACTTACTTGTGGATTATATCCTAACATTGTTTTTGATTTTGTAAGGTCAGGACATCTTTTTTGTGGATTATCTGTTAAGTAATTCTTATCAGAACTTACTTTATGTTCATATTCAAATTCATCATTTCCTTTAACAATTTTAGAAATAGTTTTAGCTAAATCCAACATTGTTATTTCAGGACCATCTGTACCAATATTAAATGCTTCACCATTATGTTCTGAAAGTAACATTTGTAAATAACCAGTAATAGCATCTGAAATGTAACAGAATGTTCTTGTTACGTGGCCATCCGATAAAATTTCTATTTTTTTACCGTTTAATATATTACTAAAGAAATCAGGGATAACTCTTTTATCTTCAAGTCTTAATCCAGGTCCGTAATTATTAAAAGGTCTTGCTACTTTAATTGGAATGTTATATTGTTGGTAAAAATTAACACAAAGTGTTTCACCATATCTTTTAGATTCATCATAACAAGCTCTTGGACCTGTGCAGCTAACATTACCTCTATACGTTTCTTTAGTTGGAATGTTTGTAGGATCAGGATCACCATAAATTTCACTTGTTGAGAAAAATAAAAAGCTTTCACAAGGATTTTCTTTAACAAAATCTAATAAGTTTCTAAGACCTATTACGTTAGCATCCATTGTTTCTATTGGATGTAATCTGTAATAAGTAGGAGAAGCTATTGTAGCAGCATGAATAACAAAATCTGATTTTGGTAAATCTAATTGTTTATTTATGTCGCCTTCAATTATTTGTACATCTTCTCTTCCTCTAACAGAATCAAACCAATCAGGTACTCCTCTAATAAAGTTTTCTACAAGGCATAATTTACAAGGTTCATTAAGTATTTTTTTATCATTTAATGATGTAAAATAATGAACAAAATAAGTACCTAAAAACCCACCAGCACCTGTTAGTAAAATAGTTTTACCACTAAAACGGGCATTATCTAATTTACTTATAATTTCGTTGATATCTTGTTGTATAATATTGTTTACCATAATTTCCATTCTGCTTTATTTTCGTTCCACATTTTATTTAAATCATTTTTGTCTTTTAAAGTATCCATACATTTCCAAAAACCATGATGTTTATAACAATTTAATTCACCTTCATCAACTATTTGATTAATTGGCTCTTGTTCAAAAATTGTTTCATCACTGTCAATGTAATTAAAAATATCTGGTTCGCAAACAAAAAATCCACCATTTATCCAAATACCGTCACCTTTTGGTTTTTCATTAAATTCTTCTACTAAATTAGTGTCATGATTAATTTTTAAACCACCAAATCTTCCTGTTGGTTGAACTCCGGTTACAGTTAATTTTTTACCTGATTGTTTATGTGATGATACTAGAGTGTTTATGTTTATATCTGCTACTCCGTCTCCATAAGTTAACATAAACGGTTCGTTATTGATATAATTTTGAATTCTTTTAACTCGTCCTCCGGTCATTGAATTATCTCCAGTGTCGACAAGTTCTATTGAATTAAAACCTTGTTTTTCTTCTTCAGTTAAATTATCTATCCAGTTTTTTATATAATCACTTTTATAACCACCACAGATAATAAAATCTTTAAAACCAAAAGTAGAATATATTTTCATAATGTGCCAAAGAATAGGTTTATCTCCTATTTCAACCATTGGCTTTGGTCTTACTCCAGTTTCTTCAGCTAGTCTAGTTCCTAAACCTCCTGCTAATATAACTACTTTCATAACGTATTGTAATAACTGTTTTGTTTTTCTTGTTTTTGTATTGTTTTAGTATGGTTAATTGAAAATTCAGTTACTTCAGGTAATGAAGCATATTGTTTATAACCTACTAGTACTTCATGTACTTTGTTTTGCCATTTAATGTCGGAAGAATTTTTGTAAATCCTACCTTGTTTGTCTGGGAAGTTAATTCTGTTTGAATTATCTAATCTCCATCCCCATTTTTGAATGTGTTCTTGAGTTATACCTTCTACAAAGTTTTCTCTTGAAACCCAATAAAAATCTACTTCAGGATTATTTTCTATAATAGTTGGCAGGTACTGTATGAGATAAGGATTAGGGAGTTCATCAGCATCAATGTTAAAAATATAATCTCCTTTACATAAAGAGGATAATTTATTTTTCCAATTTGCAAAATGACCATCAAAACTATCTTCAACTAAAGTAATTTTATTATTACTACTTAATTTATGAAGATATCCTAATAATTCAGATGTAGGTTCATTTTTGGTTAAATCAACTAATACTACTATTTCATCTTGTACTCTTTTATTTTGCAATAGAAAAGCAAGAAGTTGTTGTATCTCAATAAACTCATCACATACAGTAACCGCGTAACTAATTTTCATACTATCAATATACTATTACTCAGGTAAAAATCCAAGGTAAGATAAAGCTTCCATAAAATCTCTTTCTTCAAAAGATTTCAATGTTGTCATATCCATTCTGAATTCGTAGTATTGGTCTTTTTTACCAGGGATAGGATATTTTTCTTTTTCCTCTTCTGTAACAGGAACTGCTTTTACTGCTGACCAACTCCATTGTTCTTTAGAAGGGCCGTTAGCAAAAACCATACCTTGAGTAGGAACATTGATTGATGATGGCATCCAAATTTTTCCTTCTTCATCTTTAAAGAATAAATCTTTATAAAGTTCAGGTAATACTTCTTTTTGTTGTTCAAAGAATTCTTCACCTTCTTTCATTAATGAATTGGTTTGAAAACCACATCCGTAACAAAAGCTTGTTTTGATATCTTTATTTACTTCTTCTACGTAGCAGGCATCTGAGCCACATCTACTGCATATAATTAAATTATCCATTTGATTCTGCTGTTTTAAATTTAGGTAGTTCTATTTTTTTAATTGAAGGTAATTGTAATTTTACTTCAGAAGGGAATTCTGGGAGGTAAGTAGATAATAATGTGTCTACTTTTTCTTTCATTTTATCCCAACTAAATTCATTTTTACTCTTATAAGCTTGACGTTTAGCTCCTTCAGTATAGTTTTTATAGTTTTCAAATACATCTTTTAAATAAAAACCAGTTTGTCCTGGATCAGCTGAAAACCAAACGCTTTCAGGTAATAAGAATTGGTTTTGTGTACTTGGGTGAATTGGTGTTAAAGTACCTCCAATCAATGAAGTAAATTCAGGATTTAAAAAATCAACATGACCTGACCAATTTGTAGTGATTAATGGTTTTTTACTTGTAGTGAATTCAAGTAATGGACGACCAAAACCTTCACCTTTAGTTAAATTAACCATAGCTTTTACTTTAGGGTGGTTGTAAAGTTCATTCATTTCTGAATCGCTAAATTCACCGTGTAATAAGTAAACATTAGGTAGGTTAGTTGAATTAACTGTTTTCTTAATTAATTTGATTTTCTTTAGAATTTCTTCTCTATCAACATAAGATGAACCTACTTGAGCTGCTTTTAAAATTAAAGCTGGTTTGTTTGCTTTGTTTTTAAAGGTTTCATAAAATGCTTTAATTAAAAAACCAACATTTTTTCTATCTTCACCTAAATCACCTGGCATCCAATGGCCTACAAATAAATAAGCAAATTGTTCTTTAATTGAATCTAAGTTAATATTTTTAATTTCTTTAGTTTCAATTGGTTTGTAAACATCAGTGTTAACACCTTCAAACAATACTTCAATTGGTTTATTTAATTCAACAACACCTTCTAAAGCATTTGTTTGTTTATTTCTTTTTTCAAATTTAGATTCTTGGAATACTTTTTTAGCATGTTCTGAAGAAGCAAATGTTAAATCCATTCTGTTAAGACCTTCAATCCATTCTGCTGGGCAGATAGTACTTTCAATACCTGCTGTGCAGCCAATATTGTATTTTCCTACTGGTTGAAATTCGTTTGGTACTGTAATTTGCATCCAAATTTCTGGTTGTTTAGGAAGCATATTATCAGGAAGGGCTAATTTGGTTAAAAAGCTCCATTCTGAATTGTCTTCACAAAATCCAAAAGGTGTATTTCCCCAACGTTGAGATAATAATCTAACATTGTATTTATCTGTTTCTACGATGGCTTTAATTAAATCCCTTGAACGGGCACCGTAGCCTGAATATGTGTCAAAGGGTGAACTGATTATAAATAAGGGTTTGCTCATAATTTTAATATAACAATTTGTGGGTTAATTTTCTATCTTTTACTTCGTTTGCATTGATTAATTCATATTTTTCTCTTGGTTTCCAAGTTGAAAATAAAGTATCAAATGCTTCAATAACTCTTTTTCCTTGTGCTACACCGGTAAATCCTGCTTCATCACTTAAAGCCCATTCTCTACCTTTTAATCCTTTAGATTGACGTTCTTCAGGAGATAAACTATAAACATTCATTATTTGTTCAGCAGCATCTTCGGCTGTACATCTGTCATCCCAAATATAAGGTGTTAAAGGAGAACCTACAATTGATCTGTTTGAAGGATAAACTGGAAATGCCCATTCGCCATGTTTTTTATAAGTACCATTGTGGTTTGAAGGGAAATCAGCATCAAAGTCAATCCAAGTACCATCTTCAAATTCAAATCTCATTTGATCTTGCATACCACCAGTTACGTTTGCAATAATTGGTTTACCACACAAAATAGCTTCTGTTAAACTTAATCCCCAACCTTCGTTAGATGTTAATAGGATTTGAGCATCTGTGCTGTTGTACAATAAATTCATGGAAACTGGGTCAAGTCTAGCATCTGTGAATAATACATTATATTTTTCATCGTTTAATAACAATTCAATAACAGCATCTAAATCTGTTCCGTGTTCACTTACATGTTCTGTATGTAATACTAAACAACATTTTTTAGCTTTTTCAGCAGGTAATTGATCTACAAAATATCTATAAGCTAATAATGTATCAGGAATTTGTTTTCTTCTAATGTTTCTAGAGTTAAACAATAAAGCAAAATCATATTCTTTACCTTTAAATAGATTATTTTTAAATTCTACTAATGCCGGATCTTTTTTATCTATAGGTTTAAAAATTTCGTGATTTAAACCGTGTGGTACGTAACGAATAATTTTGTTTTTAGCTTTTTCTTCTAATACTAATTTGTTAATGTTTACTGTTTGTTTAGAAATACCCATCAATAAATCACAAGCTTCATAAAATGCTTTGTTATACATTGGAGCAGGATAATCATCCCAAATATTCAAATAAGTAATAGGAATATGTTTTCTAATTTCATTTTCCATACTAAACAACCAAACGAAATATCTTGGATCAGTGATCAACATAATTGCATCTGGTTTTTCAATTTTAAGTAATTGTCTTAAAATATCAGGATTTCCATAGTCATGTACAGGGTACATAAACACTGAAGCATCCTTTAATCCAACAGCATCATTTGTTGATTGACACAAATCTAAGCGTTTGCCTTGTTCTGGGTGGTTAATAGCTCCTGCTACGTTAACCCAATTGAAATGTTGTGCTGTGTGGAATACTACTTCTCTTGCTACTGTAGCAACTCCTGAGTGGACTCTAATGTCGTCACAAATCAAGAGGATCTTTTTTCTTTTTTCAGGTGGTAAATAACCAAATTTTTCTTCTGTCATAACTAATAATTGATAATATAATAATAACTGTTTTAAAAACCAAACTATTTAGAATCCATTTCTAAATTACTATGACCGTGAATCATTTTTCTAAATTCAGGATCAGTTAAGTAAAGATGGATTGCTCTATCGTTTAGTTTTTGCAAGGAAAATTTCATACGAACACATTCTATCTTGAATTGTTCGAATAACTCGCTCTGCACCTTAACAGAGGTCAATGTCATTTCTTTTTTACTCATAAATTTTATTAATTTGTTGTTTGTATATAAATATATTAAGATCTATCTAAAGTAATCCTTTATCACAAAGTTCTTTATTTTCTTTAAAAGGACAGAATCTACAGTTATGAGCTGATGGGTTAGGAGAAAAACTTACATTTTTATAAGTTCCATCATTATTAAAAACACTTTCAATAAATTCATCAACTGTTTTTACTGCTTTATTTACTTTTACTTTTCCGCTAGCTGGAATAAATTCTTGTACTCTGCGTTTGGCTGCTTCAAATTCTGCTTCTTCCCATATTTTACGTTTAACAATAAAGAATTCTATATCAATGTTGTCTACAGGAACACCAAACTGTTTAGAGAAAAAATGTTTGTAAAGTATAAGTTGGAATTGTTTTGTTTCGTCTTTTTTCTCTTTATCGCTCCAACCTTTAGTAGAGGTTTTTATATCTATTATTTTAAATTTATCTAATGTTTTATTATACAAAACAACATCTAAAAATCCTTTAAATAAAATATTGTTGTATTGATAATTAGGATTAAGTAAAATAGGTACCTCACAACCTATTAAATACCATCCTTTTATATTGAATAAGTTTGATCTATGTTTTTTAATGTATTTTAAAATAGCAACTCCATCTTCAAAAAATTCTCTCATTTCAACTGAATTACTAAGATGAATGTTTTTATTTGATTTGTAGTCTTTTAAATAAACTTCACCAAAACGTTCTTCAAAATGTTTTTCTAAATCAATTCTATCTGCTTCAGCACCACTTTTCTCGTATATAGTTGTAATGTAATGTTGTAACGTTTCATGTAGTGCTGTTCCGAAAGTCATGTTTATAGACGCTTCCGACGTGTAATAACCGTCTTTATATTGTAATGCCCATTTATGAGGACAATTACTAAACATGGATAATTGACTAAAGGAAATGGTTTTTTGGAAAGCATAATTTACCTCAGGTAAAGTATGTTTTTTAATTTCCTTCACAATTGAAGGTAATTTTTTACCTGCTGGTTTTTTAGACTTTTTAGCAGTACCAAAACCGTAATATTCCTTTAGCGCGTCATCCATTTTATTTACCTTTTAGCATCTGGATTGTTTTTTCTAGGTATAAAGCTAAATCCATTGCTTCTTCCTTAGCGTGTTGTAAATAATCAATAACGGATAGATCTGTTCTGTCCATAGTATTATTGTATTTTAATTTGCCCATTTGAGCTCTTTTGATATGCTCATCAATAACTGAATCTACAATTGAATCTGTTTGTTCAATTTCTCTTGATGGAAGAGCTGGTTCTATAGTTCTTAAATCACTATTTTTAGTCATTTTATTTCTTTTAATAATTTTTTTATTTCTTTATCCTCTAATCCTATTTTTCCCAAAAGATGTTCTAAACCTTCTCTACGTAATAGATAAACATATTCCTCAGCTTCACCTAAAGAACATTCATAAAACTTAGAAACGTGTTTCAGTAACGCATCATTTATTTTTGTTTTTGAACTTTTAATGTATTTTAAAAATACTTGTTTTTTAGGCAACATGTTTTGATAGAATTTGTATGTTTTTTCTTTTTCTGTATAAGGTATTCTTTGGGCTATGTTAGCAATCTCAGTATAAGGTTCATACATCGAAACGAATCTATGAACCATATACGGATTGAATTGTGTTTGTTCGTCTTCAGTAAATGAAGACCAAGATTTTTTATCTCCGGTTAAGTGTTTTAAAAAATCAAATATTGTCATTTGCTTCTTCTTCGAATTCAGCTCTTAATTCTTTTGGCAACAATTCTACTAGTACTTTACCAGTTTTAATATCATAAAATATTGGAATAGGAATAACTCCATCTTCTTGAGTACCGGTTACAAAACGAGATACTTTACGTAGAATAACACCTTCAGCAAATACTTGGTTACCTTCTGGTGATGTAATAGGGCGAGTGTTCTTAATGTCAATATTAAGATTCATTTGTTGTTGTTTGTTCATTTTTATATTTTTTAAAGTCTAAATAAAATCCAATTGCTACTATAATATTCATTCCGAATGAAGCCAAAATCTCATAAATATCTTCATAAACATTCATAGTTAAGTGAACATGACCTACCATCCAAAAAGGTATAGACAAATTACTAGCTATCCATGTTGTTAAAAATACAATGAAATGCTTCATTTTGTTTGTTTAAAATTAAAATACAAATTAATCAAATCAGTTAAATCAAAATGACTTAAATGATCAGGGCAAATTCCGATTAGGTGAAGTATAAATTCCATCATAACACTTTTTTCTTCAAAGATAATGAAAGGATCTTAGAAAACAAAGCCATAATGTTAATTTCTTTATCAATTCTGAAATTAGAGTGGTATTGGTATTCTTCAATATAGACTATAATTTCACTAATATACATTGGAGCATATTCTTCTACATTGTCATACAAGTATCTAAATAAATCATCAAATTCATTTGAACCAGAATCAGCTAAAATTTGTCTAATAGTGTTAAATGATTTAGTACTAGGTGATTTTAATTCTTCTAGTATTTGATTTTTATAGTTACTAGAGGCTAAAACAGATTTATCTAGGTTTACTTTACCTTCAGTAGAACTTGCTTGTAATGTATTTAATACTTTACGAACATCAGGATAGTAATAATTAACTACATCAATTATATCTTGATTTTCATAAGTTACTTCTTCTTTCTTTAAAATATTAACAATATGTTTTGCAACATCTTTTTTAGATGGTGGAACTATTTTTAATACTTGACATCTTGATTGTAAAGGATCAATAACACGTTCAATGAAGTTACATGTTAAAATAAATCTAGTAGTGCGAGAATACGTTTCTATAACGTTTCTAAGTGCGGCTTGACCATTTATAGTGATATAATCAGCCTCATCTAATATAACAACTTTAAGCGGTTTAAAAGACGCAACTGAAGCAAATCCTTTTACTTTATCTCTGATTGTATCAATACCGTTTTCATCACTGGCATTAATATACATGTAGTCACAATCTAAACTATTAACAATAAGTTTTGCTAATGTAGTTTTTCCGGTTCCAGGAGGTCCATAAAATAAGAAGTTTTGAATATCATTTTGTCCTAAGTACTGACTTATAGTGGTTTTGATTTGCTCATTACCAACATAGTCTTCTAGGGTTTGTGAACGATATTTTTCAACCCATAAAGTATGTTCTTTTTTATTCCTCATAATCTCCGTAAATGTTATATTTTTTAGGTTTTGGTTCTTCGATTTCTACTTCTTTAGAGAATATAGCATAAAGTTTACCTTGAGCCAAATCTAAACGAAATGCTTTTGGTTTAACTGTGTTAACTTGAAACCATGCTTCTAAAGCGTCAGTTAATCCTTTTTGAATAGCATTAACATTACTCATTTCCCATTGATCACCGGGTGGTACACGACTACCGATTTCAACTAGTTTTTCTTGAATTTCTGTTTTCATAACTTAATTTGTTCAATGATAAACGGCAGTAAATCCTCGTATTGATAATTAATAATTACTTTATCTGGTTTTTGTAATCCAAGATATAGCTTATTTATCTCAGGTAAAAAATAAATTTCTTTAATTTTATACTTGACTTCTTTAATTTGAAGTGACTTATCAATTAGATTTACTGCGTCTCTCATTATTATCTAAATTTACATCATTCCCATCATGTCGCCATAACCACCTTGAGAATCTTTTTTCTCTTCAGGTTTGTCAACTACAACGGCTTCTGTTAATAAAATAGTACCTGCAACTGATGCTGCGTTTTCAAGTGCTGTACGAGTTACTTTAGATGGATCGATAATACCAGCATCTTTCATGTTAGCGAAATCAGATGATTTTAAATCCCAACCAAACCAATAATCGCCACCTGTTACAGCATTAATAGCATTGTAGATATCTTCTTGCTCATAACCAGCATTTGCTAAGATTTTCTTAAAGGGAGCAGCACAAGCATTATAAACGATTTGTGAACCAATATCTTCAACATTGATGTTAGTACGTGCATGTAACAATACAGAACCACCACCTGGTACAATACCTTCTTCAAGAGCGGCTTTAGTTGCTTGTAAAGCATCATCAACACGATCTTTCTTTTCACGCATTTCAGATTCAGTAAATCCACCTACGTGTACAATTGCTACACCACCAATGAATTTAGCTAAACGTTCTTGCAATTTTTCTTTTTCATATGGTGAAGTTGATTTTTCGATTTGTGATTGTAATTCTTCAATACGAGCAGCAATTTTATCTGCATCACCTTTACCATCAACCAATGTTGTAGTATCTTTATTTACTGTAACTACTCTAGCTTCACCAAACCAATCCCAACTGAATTTGTCTAGTTTCATACCTTTTTCAGTGCTGAATACTTGACCACCAGTTAAAATAGCGATGTCTTCTAAAATCAATTTTCTTCTATCACCAAAATCAGGAGCTTTAACAGCTACAACTTTTAAGATACCTCTTGCTTTGTTTACAATCAAAGTAGCTAAAGCTTCACCTTCAACATCTTCAGCAATAATCAATAATGATTTATTTTGAGCTGATACTGCTTCTAAGATAGGCAACAATTCTTTAACTTGAGTGAATTTTTTATCTGCAATCAAAATCAAAGCATCATTAATACTGGTACTCATTGTATTGTTATCAGTTACAAAATAAGGTGATTTATAACCTCTTTCAAACTGCATACCTTCTACTGTTTCAAGATATGTTTCTCCGTTTTTAGATTCTTCAATAAACACAACACCTTCACGACCTACTTTCTGCATTGCAGTAGCAATCAATTCACCTACTTCAGGGTCGTTATTTGCTGAAATTGTAGCAACTTGTTTTAATTGGTCTTCTGATGAAATGTCTTCTTTAATATCTGTACGAATAAAGTCAACTAATTGTTTAACTGTTTTATCAATGCTACGTTTGATTTCTACAGCATTAGCTCCATTATTTAAATGTGTTAAACCTTGTTTAACCATCTCTTGAGCCAACAAAGTGGATGTTGTGGTACCATCACCAGCATGATCAGCAGTTTTGATAGCTGCTTGTTTTACTAATTGAACACCTAATTCTTCAATTGGATCTTCTAAAGTAATTGATTTTGCTACGGTAACACCATCTTTTGTACTTTGAGGTACACCTTGATTGGCGATAACTACGTTACGTCCATTAGGTCCTAATGTTGAAGTAACTGCATCTGCTAATTTATCAACACCAGTTGATAATTTTTTACGGGCCTCAGGGCCAAATTCTATAATTTTACTCATAATGTTTAAAACGGTAATTCTGTTTCTGGTTGTTCTGTTTCATCTTTTAAGCGAGCAAGTACTTGGTTTTCAGGTCCAACCCAATACTCTTCTCCTTCGTGTTCTAATTTAGTAAAGCCCATAGTAGGTAAAACTACAACATCACCAACTTCAAGAAGGGTATTAATCCAATTTCCTGTTGCTGAATAATATCCGTCTCCTACTGATACTACTTTTCCTAATTTGTTTTTTTCGTTACCTAAATCTGGAACGATAATGTTTCCGTAAGCTGTTTCTTCAGCTTCAACCGGTTTAACAATAATTGCATTGTATATTGCTTCTAGTTTCATAATTAATCTAATATGTTTAATAGTGTTTTAATTTCTTCTTCTACTCTTTTAAAAGAGTCAATGTAATCGTGGATTGAATCATAACTCTTGTTATCATCAATTTTTTCTTTAGCTAATGCCTTTAAACAGCTACCAAAATTGCTGTAGTGACCAAGTGCTTTTAAATAATCTTTACCTGGTTTGTTACCTTCAGTATAAC